GCCTCCCTTTTCCGGAGGATGATCCCTTATGGCACTTCGTAGGCGAGTATACTCGTCGCATGTTTGATTATCAGCATGATAATAATTTTTCACTCATTTATGATATAAATATGTCCACTTCGGTTGGCAAACCTTATTCATCGATGGGCTTTAAGACAAAGAGTGAACTCCTTGCGGATCTTAATTTCCCCGAGGAGGTAGCTCGATGCCACACACCAATTTGGAGTGTTTTCTCTAAGGACGAGTATTTGCCCCTGGAAGACATAGACAATTTTAAGTTGCGTACAATTTTTAATCCTGAACTACCGTTCTTGATTCATCAGAAGTTTTTCTTCGATGAACAGAATCATAGGATGAAGAAATACGCACATTCTTATCGCACTCATTGGCCACGGTACGGTTTCATAAAACAGTATGGCGGTTTTCATCGACTTTGTACAGCTCACGAGCTAGCATTCGAAGATCCCCTACATTATATGGAAGACGTTTCCGGGTACGATCGAGATGTAGGTTTGAGACCTGTTTATGACGACCGGCGGTTTTTTCTTTTCCCTGAAAAGGACATTCCAGGTTCTAAATCTGCCGAACTATGGGAACGTTTTAAATACACATATGAGTTTGTAGAGTATAACACTTTATACCCCACATGTGTAACTAACGACGGTACCATGTTCCAGAGGCCAGACGGAAATTCTAGCGGTTCGAACAACACAACCGTGGATAACTGCTGGTCTCACACCCGAATCAAGTTCTATGTATTCTTACGTATGGGGATGGAAATCTTCAATCGTATTCTCACCTATGTTGAGATTATGGCTAACGTCGTGATCTCTTTGTATGGTGATGACATATTGGGTACAATTAATAGAGCATTTTGGTTTGTCAACGGCTTCAATGCCACCCGTTTTGAGACTATCATACGGGAGACATATGCCTTACTGAATCTCACTATCAAGGAGAAAGCTTTTAAGTTTTCGAACTCTCTCGAGGGTTTGGAATTCTTGGGCTCCACTTGTCAGTGGAATCATTCTTGGCAGGCCTGGGTCCCACGACCTAGGCTGGAGAAGCTGACAACATCTATTACTCAGGTGATGAAGGTTAAGAACCCAGATATTATTGCGGCATCTTTGACTACTTTCGCCGACTTAGTCGCCCTCGGGCAGACGAAGGAGGAGTTGGTGGTTCAATTGTTTTTAAAGAATTATTCCCGTTGGTTGCTTACTAATTATCGGAATGTATTGACGAATGAAACAGATGTGAAAAAGTTAATGGACATAAGGGACGGAC